GTGAAGTACAGAGTAAAAGAGATTCGTGAAAAAGCTGGAATTACTCAGGAAGATCTTGCCACAAAGTCCGGAGTATCTAGAACAATCATATCTGGGCTTGAAAGCGGCACAATAAAAGAGACCTCAACAAGAACTCTTAGGAGAATAGCAGATGCTCTCGGTAGAAGTGTTAGTGAATTATTTTTTTAATTTTTATGTCTAACATGTTAAATGAGAAGAGAAAGGAGAGGAAAGATGTTTGGTTGGATAGTGGTAGTTGTTGTTCTGATTGCAAATATATCAGCAATTGCGTGCGTACTCAAAGATAGAATGGTTACTGCTGCGGTATTGAAGGTACTGGGAGATTGCATATCTTTAATATTCCTTTGTACTCGGTGAATACAGCATTTTTTAGTCTGTTAAATGCAATATCAAGTTCTTCAGAACATTTATCTAAAGGATAGTCCTTGTTGCCATTTTCAGCCTCAAGCATATTGAGAAAGGCAAGGTAAAAATCAGGATAAAGTGCTTGTGATTCAGGCTCCATGAGATAGATGTTACTGGTCAATAAATCTAAGAGATTACCTCTTGCCTCAGGACCAAGTTTACTGAGTTTGTTATAGAGCAGAAGTCCACGGCAATAGAACTGATAGAAAGGTATATAGAAGTTATCAAGCTGTTCTCGGCGAATTTGATACTTCTGTGTAAATAATTCCTTTATTGCTGTTAGATAGACTACAACAAATGATCCAACTACTGAAATGATTGCAACAACTATAGGTGCCATAAAATCCCTCCTTGTAAATAAATCTTTTTGTTAGAGTGATTATAACACATGGAGGAATAAAGAAAAATAAGAAAGGAGAGGCATGACAACAGAGGAGTTAAACAAAACATTGAAAGCAAATGACCTGAAAGCCATCAAAAAAGAGATGAAGAACGAAAAAATCCTAGAAGAACGAAAAGCCTTCCAGGAGATTTTTCCAGTTTCAGATGATGAAGTGAAGTTCTTTGAACATCTTTACAAGAAGGAACGCAGATACAGAACCGCAATTCTTATCCTAAGCCTAATATGCGTAGGACTATTACTGTTAGTACTGATGTAATTATGGAAACAATTATAGGAGTTACAAACGATGAAAGCATTCCATAAAAAGCTTTATTCCTTTTCCATATAAGATAACGGCCATAATACCAGGTTATAGAATATGTACCATCAGGTATTTGTTCACCTATTTCATTTCGCTGACCAGAGTAGTTGGCTTTAATGAAACGAATTCCAAGTAAATAGTCTTTAGAATCGCCTAAAAACTTTTCGGTTGTTTTCTTTTTGCGTTTGGTAATAAAGAGTTTATATTTTTCTTCCAAATTTAGGGTGACTTTATCGTAATCGTATTCATACATAGAGCGAACCTCCTTAGTTTTTTACCATTGTAACACATAACAAGAAAGGAGATCATAGATGTTCAAAAAGATTAAGAAGAAACTCAAGGAGCCGTACTTCATGGAAGATCTTTGGTGCGATTACATCAGACCTGCAGTGATGGGACTGATAGGAGCAGCCATAGGCATAGCTACAGTAATCGTAATAAGACTGTTGTGATGACGGCACATATCACAGGAAAGGAGATGAGAGCAATGAGCAGAGCAACATCAAGCCTTCAGGTGACAGGCATTAGCTACATAAAAGCATCACCTTATGTCAGTAAGGCTCAGATGATGCAGATGTTTAGCATATCTCAGAGCACCGCAAGCCGCAGAATATCTGATCTGGATAGATATGTTCAGAATGGCAGATATGGACCATACACAATCTTGGATGGAGCTGGTGTGACATGGGTGAACTACTTAGCATTGGTTGACTATCTGAGATATAAGAAAGAGCTTGATAAGGGCTACAGAGTACCACCATTTGACCCCGGAAAAGTTGCAAAAGCTATTGGATGGGGTGAGATGACATCAGATATGAGGTAACACGAAAAAAGCACCTTTGGAATTGCAGTTCCGCCGGTGCAAATAAGAAATAACTCAAGAAAATCATAGCAGAAAAGGGGAAGAAAAGCAATGAAGAGGAAGAACTTAGACACAAAGGCTGTCAAGGCCGTGAGCCTTGTAATAATGAGCATTTTGTTTTTGCTGTTGGCATACAACATCATATTCAATGCAGAAGTGCTGCTTGCACTGCCGGCGGTAGGATTGGTGGCGTACTTACTTGGAACTGTGTTCACAGAGCTGGGGCTTTATGGCGTGCTTGAGCTTATGAACAGCATTGAAGATGCCAGAGAGGAATAGAACATGGTTGAGATGAAAGTGCTCGGAAGCCATGAAGAATGGCTCAAGGCAAGAACCAAGATAGGCGGGTCGGATGCTTCGGCAATAGTAGGAATGAACCCCTACAAGACCAACGTGGATCTATTCAAAGAGAAAGCCTATAGCATAGAGCCGGAGGACATATCGGATAAGCCTTATGTCAAGTATGGCACAGAGGCTGAGAAGCATCTGAGGGAGCTATTCAAGTTGGATTATCCAGAGTATCAAGTTGGGTATGTGGAAAACAACATGTTCACAAACGACAAATACCCATGGGCGCACGCATCGCTAGATGGATGGCTTTTAGATCAGGATGGCCGCAAGGGTGTGTGGGAGTGCAAGACAACCAACATACTTCAGTCAAGGCAGAAAGAGAAGTGGGATCACAGGATCCCGGACAACTATTACATACAGGTGTTGCATTACCTGATGGTAACAGAGTTTGACTTTGTGGTGCTCAAGGCTCAGCTTAAGTCGGAATTTAACGGTGATGTATACCTGCAGACGAGGCACTACAAGATAGAGCGGTCGGAGGTAGAGGAAGACATTCAGTATCTTATTGATGCTGAGAGAAGTTTCTGGGAGAGCGTACAGGTGAAGAAAGAGCCGCCGCTGATACTCCCGGAGATATAGGAGAGATGCAATGTATTACAACGAATGTTCGCAGTGCGGTGCTTACTTGGATCCAGGCGAGCACTGCGACTGTGAGGAAGAGAGACAGCGACAGACACAGCGTATCATGTCGATGATACGAGAGAACAAGAACAATAACCAGTATGAGCTGGTGCTGAATTAGGAGGTTAAAAATGGAATTAAGAGTTAATGAGGTAGCGATACCGGAGAAGATTGATTTTAACTACGAAGAGCTCAAGGCTGAGCTTATATCTAAGGTCTCATTTTATGAGACGCTTGTCTACACAGATGACCAGATCAAGGACGCAAAGGCAGACAAGGCGAACCTTAACAAGTTAAAGAAAGCCCTCAATGACGAGAGAATAAGAAAAGAGAAAGAATACATGCAGCCGTTTAATGTGTTCAAGGCTCAAATCAACGAGATCATAGGTATCATAGACAAGCCTATAGCGGTGATAGACGAACAGGTCAAGGCATACGATGAGAAACGCAAGGCTGAAAAGCAGAAAGCCATTGAAGAGCTGTTTGCGACTATCGGCTTCCAGAACTTCGTAACGCTTGAGAAGATACAGGATCCTAAGTGGTTGAATGCTTCGGTATCAATGAAAAGCATTGAAGATCAGATGAGGTCAAAGATGTACGAGATCGGCAACGGAGTGCTTACACTCAGTCAGCTCCCGGAATTTGGATTTGAGGCTACAGAGGTATTTAAGGATACATTAGACATCAACAAGGCCATCTCAGAGGCTAAGAGGATGTCAGAGATTGCCAAGGCAAAGGCTGAAGCTGAGGCAAGGAGAAAGGCTGAGGAAGAGGCACGAAAAGCAGCAGAAGAGGCAAGACGAAAGGCTGAGGAAGAGCGCAAGGCACAGGAAAAGGTTGCCGAGGAGCAGAGAGCCGCAATGGCAAAGGCTATGACACCACCTGAGGATGCACAGCCAGCACCAGTAGAGGAATCACAGCCGGAACCACAGAAGATGGTAGTCAAGTTTGAGGTAGAACTTACAACAGAAGATGCAACGGCTCTGAGAGAGTTCTTCCAGAGCAGAAATATAACATTTAGAGCGATTAAGTAGGAGGTATACAAGATGATTAAAGTAGAAATAGACTCAGTATCAATGAGAGGGAATACTCCGGTGCTAGTAATGGAGTTAGCACTTGCAATGAAGAGTTTAAGGGAGTCACTTGCTAAAAGATATGGAGAGGTTGCTACAGAAGAGTTGATAAGTAGAGCCATGGAAGCGTCCAAAGCTGAGGGAGACATTAACGAGATTATGAGTGACCTCATAGATGATGTCTTATTTAAGATATTGCCAAAAGCCAATATAAACAAGGACAACATAAGGGAAATGCCACAGGCTCTGAAAGAGGTACTGCGCAAGATGTTAGAAGACATGATTATGCATTAGGAGGTAACACATGGCAGCATCAGTGCAGATCACGTTAATTATATGCATAACAATAATCGTTTTAGTTTTCATAGGAGGTAAGAAGAAATAATGGCAGTAAATAACAGTTTAGTAGCAAAAAGTAAAGCACAGCAGAATCTGGGAATTACAGAGTATCTTACAAAAGATGCAATCAAGAACCAGATCAACAAGGTGGTTGGTGGCAAGAATGGACAGAGGTTCATATCTGCTATCGTATCAGCATATAACACCAACCCTACACTTCAGGAGTGCACGAATCAGTCGATTCTTTCAGCTGCACTTCTCGGTGAGAGTTTACAGCTTTCACCATCTCCACAGCTCGGACATTATTACATGGTCCCATTCAACAATACAAAGACTGGTGTCAAGGAAGCTCAGTTCCAGATGGGATATAAGGGATATATTCAGCTTGCGATCCGTTCCGGTCAGTATAAGAGACTGAATGTTGTCGCTATCAAGGAGGGAGAGCTTGAGTATTTCGATCCACTCAACGAGGACATCAAGGTTAATCTCATGGTTGATGATTGGGACAAGCGTGAAGAGGCTGAGACAATCGGCTACTATGCAATGTTTGAGCTTGTGAACGGATTCAGAAAGACAATGTATTGGAGTAAGGCTCAGATGCTTGCTCATGCGGACAAGTATGCACCGGCATTCTACAAGGACGCTGGAAAGGTCAAGACAAAGTACGGAGAGAAGCAGAGAGTATCATATGCTGACTATGAGGCTGGCAATTATGATCCGAGAGATTCATGGATGTATTCATCATTCTGGTACAAGAATTTTGATGGAATGGCTTACAAGACAATGCTCCGTCAGCTAATCAGTAAGTGGGGAGTAATGAGCATAGATCTCCAGAAAGCATTTGAGGGTGACATGGCAACCTTGGATGCAGAGGGACATCCTACATATGTTGAGAATGACAATGATGAGTATGTGGAAGCCACAGCAACAGATGTGAATGAGCCAGAGAATGCTCAGACAGAGCCACAGGTCGCACAGAACCCACAGAACAGTGCTCAGGATCCACAGCCGACACCGGCAGAGAATCCACAGCCAGAGCCGCAACAGATGAACGCTGCCGAGGCGGCACTGTTTGGAAGTTTCAAGTAGTTACATTGACATTACATTTAATACATCACAAGCACAGTAACGTAATGTCTTAGCATATATCCCTGTTGCTCTTATTTTAGGGCGACAGGGGGAAAGGAGTAACAATGGCTTGGAACAGATCACGAGCTAAATACGGCAACAGGAAGGTTGTTGTAGACGGCATCACATTTGACAGCAAGAAAGAAGCTCAGAGATATACAGAGCTGAAATTGCTTGAGAAAGCTGGCAAGATAACAGGCTTGCAGCTTCAGAGAGAATTTGAGCTTATACCAGCTCAGAGAGAACACACAAATGAGATATATGAAAAAGGACCCAACAAGGGCAGATTCAAGCCAGGGAAGGTTATAGAACAGAAGTGTTCATATAAGGCCGACTTTGTGTACTGGGAACTGGAAAACAACAGCATGGTTGTGGAAGATACAAAGGGCACGAGAACAAAGGAATACATCATAAAGCGCAAGTTGATGCTTTATAAGTATGGAATAAGGATCAAGGAGGTGTGAGCCACATGGGAAATAAAGGGAGCTTTGTCTTTTATACCGAATATAGAGAGCATTTGTCGATGCTGCCACCGGAGCAGGTCGGCGAGTTAATGTTTGCTCTGATGGACTACCAGGAGACAGGCGAAGTTCCGGATCTTCCAAAAGGTAGTGCACTTGCCATGTGCTTCTCGTTCATCAAGAAACGGATGGACAAGGACAACTCCAAGTATGAGGAGCGGTGTGAGCGCAACAGGTCCAACGGCAAGAAGGGCGGCAGGCCTGCAAAGGAAACGGATAATACAGAAACCGAGGAAAACCCAAATAAACCGAATGGTTTTTCTGAAAACCGAACGGTTATTTCTGAAACCGAGGAAAACCCAACCGAACCCAAAAAAGCCGATAATGATAATGAATATGATAATGATAGTGATAATGAGGAGTATATACATACTCCTACTAAGGCACGTGCGTGCGCACATGCGGAGGTGGAGAAGCCACGTAAGAAATCTGAACCGGTCAAGTATAGCGACGATCCAGAGCTTAACGATGCCATAGTAGAGTTCATCAAGTTTCGGAAAGGTATCAAGAAGCCTATGAGTGACAGGGCTATAACGCTGATGATGAACAAGCTGGAGTCGTTATCTCACGATAAGCATGAACAGGTACAGATTCTCAATCAGTCGATAATGCAGGGATGGACAGGCCTATATGCGCTTAAGGATGACGGTAAGAGCCGAGGGCAGCCACGGAACGTGAATCCAAATGGATTTGCAAACTTCAAACAGACTGATAATACAGAGCAGCTTAGTCAGCTTGAGAAGATGCTGGCTGATGAGCTGAATAATAAATAACACACGAAAGGAGCCGAACCTCCGGCCGGGGTAATGCTATAGCGGGTTCCTGAGAAGTGAATGAACGAAGACTTAATAACAAGAATTTTCGGAGAGGATGGCGAACTTGACAGCCCGGACGAGGGCTTAGAGGAATACAAGAAGCGCAAGAAAGAAGCCAGGGAGAAGATGATAATGCTCCAGAACCAGCCGTATGAAGTTAAGGTGCGGCGATCCAGACTTAGAGCTGAAGAGTTCATGGAGCAGATGCGGATACGAGGCAAAACGGCTCATGTGAGTGTTGGCGGTCTTGACAGTATTACATTACACGTATTCCTGAAGTCGATAGGGATCAATGTTCCAGCGGTCTCGGTTTCATCTCTGGAAGATAAGAGTATACAGCGGGTACATAAAGCTCTTGGAGTGACAATCCTGAACCCGCTCAAGACAAAAGTTGAGGTACTCAATGAAGTTGGGTTCCCGGTTATCAGCAAGAGAATAGCGGGAAAGATAGCGCTGCTTCAGAATCCTACTGAAAACAATAAGACAGTTCGACATGCAATAATCACAGGCGAATGTGGAGAGCTTGGACACTTCCAGAAGAACAGCCGCATGAAGTTGCCACAGAAGTGGCTTAACCTGTTCGGAGGATATGAGAACGAGAATGAAGGTGTTATGTATTACAAGCCAAATTTCAAGGTGTCAAATGATTGTTGCTATTGGCTGAAAGAGAAGCCATGCGATGACTGGGCTAAGGCTCATTCAAGCTATCCGTTCCTTGGCATGATGGCATCTGAAGGTGGCCAGAGAGAAGAAGCTCTCACAGATCATGGGTGTAATTATTACGGCAAGACAGTAATGAGATCAGCACCATTTGCACCATACCTCAGAAATGACATATTGAGACTTGCTCAGGAGATGGACACTTGGTATCACGCACATACAGATGTGTTTGCAAAGCTTTATTATGAGCAGCCATACAGCAAGGATAAGGCTGGTAACACAATACCTTATGAACCGGTTGAGACAATCATACCGGCTATATATGGACAAATACAGGATGATGGACACGGCAATCTCAGAACGACAGGAGCGCAGCGTACAGGTTGCAGCATGTGTGGCTTTGGAATCCATATGGAAGAACGACCACACAGGTTTGATAGACTCAGAGAGAGAAATCCAAAGGAATGGGAGTTCTACATGTATCGATGCTGCACGGATCCAGAGACTGGAGAGAAATTCGGCTGGGGAAGAGTCCTAGACTATATCGGAGTGCCATGGGAAGATGTACCGGCGGTACAGATGAGCATATATGATTACCCGGAGGTGCTGCCATGATAAACGGAGAACTTATTGTTGATAACTTTGCTGGAGGTGGTGGAGCATCAACAGGAATTGAGATGGCTACAGGGTACAGCGTTGATATAGCTATCAACCATGACCCGGAAGCCATCAGGATGCATAAGGTCAATCATCCAAACACAAAGCACTACTGTGAGAACGTGTGGGCGGTTGATCCTGTGAAAGCCTGTGAGGGGCATCCGGTAGCCCTTGCCTGGTTCTCTCCGGACTGCAAGCATTTCAGTAAGGCCAAGGGTGGAAAACCAAAGGATAAGAACATCAGAGGCCTTGCATGGGTAGCATGCAGATGGGCGGCACTTGTGAGACCGAGAGTGATTATGCTTGAGAATGTCGAAGAGTTCAAGACATGGGGACCGCTCAACAGAGGACATCATCCGATAAGGGCAAAGCAAGGAGATACATTCAGGCAATTTGTAAAGCAGCTTAATGAGATGGGGTATGAGGTACAGTTCAGAGAGCTCGTGGCGGCAGACTACGGAGCACCGACTAAAAGAAAAAGGTTCTTTATGATCGCAAGGTGTGATGGTGTACCTATCATGTGGCCAAAGCCTACGCATGCACCGGCAGACAGTGAAGAGGTCAAGGCGGGACTGCTCAAGCCTTATGTTGGGGCATATACACAGCTTGATTTCAGCCTGCCATGTCCGAGCATCTTTGATACATCAGAGGAGATCAAGGAGAAGTACGGCATTCGGGCGGTGAGGCCACTTGCACCAAAGACTATGCAGAGGATTGCAAGAGGGCTGAAGAAGTTCGTTCTGGATAATCCAGAGCCGTTTATCATTCAGGGCAATCAGCAATGTTTTATAAGTCCTACACTCATTCAATACCATTCAGAGACCAATTCAGACGAGGTGCGAGGTCAAGGTATAGAGAATCCAATTATGACAGTGGACAGTTCAAACAGATATGGCCTTGTGACTTCGTTCCTCAGCAAGTTTTACAAGACAGGGATAGGACAGGATGAGAGAGAGCCACTGCATACAGTGACAACATCGGCCGGACATTTTGGAGAGGTCAGAGCATTCCTGATTAAATACTACGGAGAGGGTACAGGCCAAGATATAGAACAGCCGCTTGATACAGTGACATCAAGAGACCGGTTCGGCCTTGTAACAATCCAAGGTGTTGAGTATCAGATAGTGGACATTGGTCTCAGAATGCTTGAGCCAAAGGAGTTATATGGGTGCCAAGGGTTTCCGGATGATTACATCATAGATCATGACAACACAGGTAAGACATATTCAAGAAGTGAACAGGTTAAGAGATGTGGAAATGCAGTCTGTCCACCTATACCGGCGGCGATGGTGAGATCAAATCTTCCGGAGCTATGTGTAAGGAAGAGAATGCCAAACATGAGGATAGGTGAAGAAGAGAACGGACAGTTGTGTTTTGTATAGATAGTAGGGGGTTTTAGATGAACGAGTTGATAGAAGTAGATAGTGACACTCAGATGGTGTCAGCAAGAGAGTTATATGGTGTTTTAGAGATAGCTTCAAGATTTAGTAGATGGTTTGATACCAACAAAGATCTATTCGTTGAGGGTGAGGATTATTACAAGTGTACATCAAGTACGGTTGTAAATAACGGAGCAGTTAGAGAACTTGAAGACTATCAAATATCTGTTTTAATGGCAAAACACTTGGCTATGATGTCAAGAACGGAGAAAGGTAAGAAAGTCCGAGATTATCTCATTGCGTTAGAAAAGGCATGGAACACACCTGAACAGGTTATGGCAAGAGCTCTGAGGATAGCGGATAGAACAATAGATGAGTTGAAGCTTAATAATCAGCGCCTTGTTGCTGTAAACGAAGAGATGAGGCCAAAGGCAATATTCGCTGATGCGGTTGCAGCAAGTCACACATCAATTCTGATCGGAGACCTTGCAAAACTGATTAGCCAGAATGGTGTGAACATCGGTCAGAAACGCTTGTTTAAGTGGTTGCGTGATAATGGCTACCTCATCAAAAGAGAGGGCTCAGATCGGAATATGCCAACTCAGAGGAGTATGGAGATGAAGCTGTTTGAGGTGAAGGAAAGCACCATAAGCAATCCTGACGGCTCAGTCAGGATCACTAGGACACCAAAGGTAACAGGCAAGGGACAGCAGTATTTTGTGAATAAATTCCTTGCTATCTGAAAGGAGAGAACACATGACAGAATTTGAGATAGATGCAATATTCAACATCATCTGCCGACCGGGGCGGGTGGTGAAGATCCTCACAAAGAACGGAAAAGAGGAGAATGTTCCGGTGAGAGTTTGGAAGCGCTGGACAATCATCAAGGTATATGAGCACCATGTACTGATGCAGAGTGAAAAGGGCTACCATGAGAGCTTCAGCAACATAAACATTAGAGAGATGATCAGGAAGGGAGAGATACGATGGAAATAGTACCAGAGAGAGAAAGAGGCTGCGAAAACTGCAAATACAGAGGCATGGACGAGACACAGGAGCCATGTGCACACTGCACCAAGAATGCAGTAGACAACTATGAGCCGATGACTAACGGAGATTACATCCGGTCGCTCAGTGATACAGAGCTGGCACAGATTGTCATGTGTCCGAATGAGATTGGATTTTGTGAGGTTACGTGCAAGGTAGATGAGCAGCATTGCGTTGAGTGTACCCGCAGATGGCTTGAGGCGGAAAGAGAGGTTGATGAGGTAAGAAACACATCTGAACAGCTGAAAGTGGGTGATAGCAAATGAGCAGAATTAAAGGCTATACAGCGGAAGAAGTCGCACGAGATGCAAAGCAAAAACTTATTAGCGACTATGCACTTTGCAAGTGGAATTTAGCTGAAATCAGACAGCACGAAAAAGAAATTGCAGATATAAGACTTGATTACAATTCAAAGATAGTAAAGTACAGGATGGAAAGCGTAAACAGAGTTCTTGACTTCGTAAGAAATGAATATAGGGCAGGTAGAATTTGCGACCTTGAAATACTATTGTGTCACTGTCAAAACAAGCTAAATGGAAATATTGACGGAATAGAATTAGACCTTGATGAGCATTTAAGAGGAGTTCCTTTTGAGAAAGTGGGTGAAAACGAATGAGCGCAAGAAAAGGAAAGAATCTAAAGCGGGTGAAGAATCAGCTTAAATTGTTGACAGATACCACCACAAACACATCAATGCGGCGAGCACTAATCACAGCCCAGAAGTGTATTGATAAACAGATATCAAAGCCGCTGGAGTCATGGGGCGCATATCAGCGTTGTCCTAGTTGCGGAGTGGCATATATATATTTTGATAATTACTGTCCGGTATGTGGACAGAAAATTGATGGGTAGGAGGTAGAGAACAATGGAAAAATTAACAAACAGCGATAAAGAGATACCGACATTAGTTGATAATGCCGAATATTGGCTACAGGTGTACTTTAAGCTCAAAGATTATGAGAACTTAGAGGAACAGGGAAGACTTATCAAGTTGCCTTGTAAGGTGGGAGATACCGTATATGTCAATGGCGTGAGGGGTTGTGGCGAAGCGGAGAAGTACAGGGTTATCCGAGTTGATTACCACAGTACACTAGGAACAGGGAGAAACGAGTTCTACATTGAAGCTTTGCTTTGTGCAGACCCGGATAGTGTAATAACCTTTTATGACAAGCAGTTTGGTAAAACAGTATTCCTCACAAAGTCCGAAGCCGAAGCAAAACTGAAAGAATTGGTGGAGGTGTAAATATGGCAAAGTTTGATAAGATTACAAACTGCCGCACTTGCAAGTATGGCTATTTTGAGGATGTATCCGATTTTGGGTATCACAATCTGTGTGGGAGAAGAAACTGCTATCTATGTGCCGCAGATTACGGCGAATGTGCTGATTATGAAAAAGGAGCACCGCCGGAGGGGAAAGAGGGGTTATATTCATGGGAATGACAGAGCGTGAAGTTATCTCAGAATTAAAGCCTTGTCCGTTTTGCGGCTGGGGGACTATTGTTGATGGTGGATTAATTAAGCACTATTGCGAATGTTATGCGTGTCATGCAAAAGGAAAACCGTGCAAGACATGGGAAGAAGCGGTAGAAGCATGGAACAGGAGGGCGTGTAATGAGGTTAATTAGTCAGAATGGCTGGGGCTATATAGATGCTGAGTATGAAAATGGAACTATCTCTATGCATGATGAGAGTGGAGGAACAAGAATAATATACAGTTGGGATAACAATTCAGAAGAATCCGCAATTATGGCTAAATATAGTTCTAGGAAAAAGGCTGAAAAGGTACTGGAAGATATGACGAAGATGTACGGTAGTTACATATCGTGTAATGGTGGCCCTGGAATCCTACAGGGTAGTGGCTATCAGCAGGCATTCTGTTTCACACCACCGAAGGTGTTCCGGTTTCCGGCAGATGATGAAGTGGAGGTGTAAGGATGGCACAGATTCCAAATGAGATCAAACAGGATCCGAACTGGGCAAGAGCAGTTAGAAAATGAGCGAAAGTTTTGGGAGAATGCATACGACAGTAATTTAGGAAAAGAGAAAGCAAGAAGTTATGAGCATGCAATCGAGATTGTGAAAGGTGGTGGTGCAGATGAGTGACAGATATTTATTTAAAGCAAAGAGAGTTGACAATGGAGAACAGATTGTAGGCGGATTAGTGAAATATGGTTTTGTTGGTAAAGAAAAATATTATATTATACCTGATTACGCATCGGACTTATATGCTATAGAGATAGACCCGAACACAATCTGTCAATGTACAGGATTGACAGACAAGAATGGCAACTTAATTTGGGAGAATGATATTGTAAAAGACTTATTTAGTGATGCTTGTGCACAAATCAAATACGGCAGTTATCAGAGTTGCTTTGATAGCACCAAAACTGAACATGTTGGATTTTATGTAGACTGGTCAGGCAAGTGTGCTAAAAGATACAGAAAAGATTTAGGTTATTGGATAAATATGGTTAATGCAGAGGTTATCGGCAATATTTTTGATAATCCAGAATTGATAAAGGAGATTTGAGCAAATGGTTAAAAGAAAACTGTATAAATGGATGTTCAAAAAGATATACTTTAGAATTTGCAATATCGAACAGGGATTTTTCATGGCAGGATACATGGACAGATCAAACGACTGTATCAGATTGGAGAATCTGCTGAATAAATACAAAGAATATATTATTTACTAGAGAGGTGATACATAATGGCCAAATGGAATATAGACACAGTTCCCAAATGTGAAAAGGGAACTACTTCGGATGAGGTTCTTGTAACGATAGAAAAAGCCTCAATAATAACAGGTGAAATATACAGTCGAGTTGTTAAGGCGGTATATATCCCACATCACAATTGTTCGTTGGAAGATTTAGAATGGAACGTGGATGATGATATCTTAGATGGGTGGGAGTATACAGAAGATGGTATTTCTTGGTGGATCCCACAGGGCTGGTATGAAGTGCATGATTATTGTGATAATTACGAATACTCAAAGATTACAGATAAGGTAGTAGCCTGGAGAAAGTTGCCAAAACCTTATGAACAGAGAAAGGAGACTATATAGAATGGCATACGCAGGCAAATGCGATAGATGCGGCGGGTTCTATGACCTGCCGTTTGAACACGGAGCGGCGATGAGGGCAAGGATAGTTGATGTGTTCGATGATACAGTAGAGACAATGGATTTATGTTCGGACTGCATGAAGAAGCTCCGAAGCTTTCTTGACGGTGCAGAGCTCAATGATCCGGGAGTGATAGAGAATAAGGGACAGATAGGATTCAGAATGAAGATGGATCCAGACAACCATTTGATGAACAGATTCATGCGGAAGGAGTGAGAGGATGGCAAAATCAGATAGAAAGCTACACGAAGCAAGAATGGCGGGGGCTGCATGGCTGATGAATGTCATCAAGACACAGGGCATGGAAGCAGCAGAGAAAGAACTCAAGGTCAGAGGAGCCATGTTTGTTCCGCTTGAGGTCAACCAGAAGCAGCTTGACGAAGCTGTGTATAAAATCAAACTGAATACAATAGATTGTATTTTGATAATGAGTTGCATGGTACTTCGAGATGAATTTGATTTTGGACAGAAGAGGCTTGAGAGATTCTGCGAAAGATTTAATTTAAAGACTGATGCGCTGTGTGATGAAGAAATTATCTGGGATGATCTGATACAGACACTAAAGGAAGAAACAGGTTTGGATTTCACCATCCGGGAGAACAAGTAGGAGGTGAGGCGGTGAAAGCAAAAGAGTATTTGAAACAGGTGAAGCTTCTGGATGTTAAGATCAGACAGAGGAAGATAGAGCTTGCAGGACTCAAGGAAGATGCAACCTGTACAGGGGCATTTGATTATTCGTCTGAGAAGGTACAGACAAGCGCTAAGGCTGATTCTATGAGCAAAAAGGTGGCAAAGTATGTTGACCTTGAGAAAGAGATTCATGAGGACATAGAGCGGTTCACGGAGCTCAAGCATAAGGTCATAGGACAGATACATATGCTGGACGAGCCGAAGTACATCAATGTATTGTTCATGAAATATATTGAATATAAAGGGCTAAAGGACATAGCAGAAGAAATGCACTATACACATGAGTATGTTCGGAGACTGCACGGATGGGCATTGTTGAGTTTTGAGAAGATAATGTAAAAAAGCTACAAAATGTTACATTTAAACGTGCTATACTAGTATGGTAAAATTATATTGATTCATAAGGGACATGACTGTTTGCCATTTCGGTTGTGTCCCTTTTCTTATGCCCAGTGGTTGTAAATCTCCCCTTGTGAAAAGTGAACGCTGATCTCTCCCCACTGGGCTATTTTGTTTGAGGTATGAGATATGAGTAAGATTAAAAGATTCGAGGTTGTGAGACCTGAATATAGTTTTGAATATATACATCCGATACTTGGTAGATTGGCTTTACCGATAGCTATGATAAAGGTGATGGTTAGGTGCACTAAGATATACAAATTTCAGCCAACTATAAAGCTGGGTGGAGAGGTAATAAGTGTATGTAAACCGCTGTACAAGATTGTGATCCCGAAGAGAGTGAGAAAAAAATCATAGCTTCGAACCTATACCGAAGCTAGGAAGAGGTAAATATGCAGATTGAGTATGTTGATATTGATAAGTTAATACCATATGCCAAGAATGCAAAGAAGCATCCACAGGAACAGGTTGAGCAGATAAAGCAGTCTATCAGTGAGTTTGGCTTCAATGATCCGCTTGCAATAGACGAGGGCAACGTCCTGATAGAGGGACATGGGAGGCTCCTGGCAGCCAAGGAGCTTGGATATACCGAACTGCCTTGTATAAGGCTTACAGAGCTCACAGAGCAGCAGAAGAAAGCATATATCCTGGCACACAACAAGTTGACCATGAACAGTGGTTTTGACTTGGATTTACTCAACCAGGAGCTTACAGCCATAGAGGATTTTGACATGGCTGACTTTGGTTTTGATGTTCCAGATCTGCTTGAGGATGATGAGGATGACGGATACTACGGCGATGAGCGAGAGCGAACATACGAGGAATATAACCTTGATGATTTTGACGGAGCAAGGGCAGAGGGATTTTACCAGATGCCGATTATAGAGGCACAGAACGCAGAGCCGGATGAACTGATATCATTCAATTATGTTCTATCCACCAAGAAGCGTAGATGTGGAGTGCATTTTTACATTGATGACTACCAGTTTGAACGTATCTGGAATAGCCCGCAACAGTACATGGACAAGCTGAGAGAGTTTGACTGTGTATTTACTCCAGACTTCAGCCTGTACATGGACATGCCAATGCCTATGAAGATATGGAACGTGTATAGAAGCCGCCTTATCGGTCAGATGATGCAGGACGTTGGTATCACTGTTATACCAACTCTTTCATGGGCTGAGAAAGAAACATATACATTCTGTTTTGACGGTATACAGCAGGGTGGAACTGTTTCAGTGTCAACTATTGGAGTCAAGCTGGATGACGAAAATAAGCAGATGTGGTATAATGGAATGACAGAAGCACTCAAGCGTATCAGGCCAAAGAGAGTGCTTGTATATGGCGGTGATATAGGTTATAAATTCCCTGACAGTATTCAGGTGAAATATTATGACAATAAAGCATTTAAGAGAGGTTAGGTGGGAGATATGCTTAAGGACACATTTTTACACCATATGAAGAAAGCTCAGGCATTCAGGATTGGAGATTATTTTATATATTATAGTCCGGCATCAATCGTTAATTATGATACGGATGAGGAGATAACATTCAAGAATATAGATGACCTCTATGAGAATGGAATGCTTGGAGATAAAAAACTTAAAGAGTTTTGGGAATCTGAGGAGGATGCATTTAACAATCCTTTATGTATGTGCGTGAATGACGACAGCAGTTTGTGGTTCCCGATAGAGGAAGAATAGATATTACATAGTTATAGTACGTTGGGACACTTCATTGTGAAGTGTCCTTTTTTCGTGGAGGTAAAGCAATTGGGTGGCAGAGGAGCAAACGCATTCAGGGCAAAGCAAGGAGATAGAGGACTGTCATTTTCAAATGGAAGAGGTAAGTCATCAGAGAAGTTGTTTCCTGCCTGGATGAATGGTTCAAAGAATACAGGAAGTATAGACAGGGTTATCAAGAATTTTAATGATAAGCATACCAAGAGTGGCCGAGAATGGGGAGTCCAAGTGGATGATAATGGATATGTGACACATTATTATAAGGGTTCCAGAGGTAGCGTGAGTTATGATGCATTTGAAAGCGAAGGTAAGCACTTTATACACAATCATCCAGCGAATGGATGGGGCAATTTTAGTGGGGCAGACCTTGAGACATGGGCAGGTAGTGGACAAAAGGCGGTAACAGCAAGTAGCAGAAACGCATTGCCACCTAGAGGTATAGATCCTAAGCTATACAGCAAAAGAAGAGCGGGAACGTATACGATTAAAAAGAAACCACATTTTAAGGCTACGGAGTTCAACAAAGCCATTCATAGTGTCAAGGTAAGTAGTGATAACTATGATGCGGATCTCAGTAAGTGGCTCAGCAGAAATGCAAAGAAGTATGGATATGAATATTCATATAAGCCAGCGAAGAATAAGGTATAAATAGATTGATATGAAAGGCAGGTGAAACGGATGGGAAAGAGCTTTAAAGACATGACAAAAGAAGAACTTCAGGTGGCAGGCAAGAAAGGCGGAATCAACTCGGGCAAGACCAGAGCTGCCAAGAAGCAGATGAAAGATACCCTTGAGACTATCCTGTCCATGAGCCTGCATAAAGGCGCTGTGGTTAATATCGACAAGATAAAGAACATAGCAGATATAAAGGGCAAGAATATCACAGTCCAGGACGCTATACTCATAGCCCAAGTTCAGAAAGCCCTCAAAGGTTCAATTGCCAGTGCTGAGTTCCTCAGGGATACAGTGGGGCAGAGACCGGAGGATATTATCAATCTGAATACCGAGGGCGAAGATATGACATTGAATATAAATGTGTCGTATGGTGATGAAACACCTCTGGATAATTCAGAAGTGGAGGATATGGCATACGATGAACATTAAAGTTGAGCTTAATCCTGCATTTAAGGAAGTGAACAGGAGTAAGAGAAGATATATAGTTATGAAAGGCTCGGCTGGATCCGGGAAAAGTGTTGACACAGCCACAAACTATATACTCAGGCTCCTTCAGGATCCAGGCAGGAATTTATTATGTGTAAGAAAATCAGATATAACAAACAGAGATAGCACTTTTGCAGAATTGCAGGGTGCTATTTTTCGTATGTTCGGTGATAAATATGAGAAATACTGGACCATCAAGCAGAACCCGCTCATGATCGAATGCAAGGCAAATTGTAACCAGATCATATTCAGAGGGGTAAATGATGATAAGCAGCGTGAAAAGCTGAAATCTATCACATTTAAGCGTGGAAAGCTCACGGATGTATGGATAGAAGAGGCTACGGAGCTTATGCAGAGTGATTTTGAGATTATAGATGACCGTCTCAGAGGTAAGCTGCCACCAGGGCAGTTCTATCAGATCAAGATGACATTTAACCCTGTATCAGCTACCCACTGGATAAAGAAAAACTTCTTTGATATTGAGGACGAGAATGTACTGACACATTCAAGCAACTATGTCAACAACAGATTTATTGATGCGGCATACAGGGCAAGAATGGAGAGACGTAAGAAAGTAGACCCTGAGGGGTACAGAGTGTATGGCCTTGGGGAATGGGGCGAAGTTGGTGGTCTTATCCTTACAAACTATGTTGTTGAGGATTTTGACACAGATCATAGCAACTTCGATTATGTAGTGAATGCACAGGATTTTGGATTCAATCATGCAAATGCTTTGCTTGAGGTGGCTTTCAAGGATGGTGAATTGTACATCTGCAAAGAACTCTATGTGTACGAGAAAGACACGAACGAGATCATACAGATGGCAGCTGAAAAGCAGTTTGATAAAAAGCTAAATATGTACTGTGATTCAGCAGAGCCGGACAGAATCAAGATGTGGCAGAAAGCCGGATATAAGAGAGCCAGAGGAGTCCTAAAGGAGCCGGGAAGCGTACATGCACAGATAGATTATCTGAAGCAGATACCAAAGATACATATACATTATAGCTGCACAAACACATATGACGAGATCAGACAGTGGAAATGGCAGCTTGACCAGAAGACAAACGAGTACACCGATGAGCCTGTGCCGTTCTTTGACGATGCCATGGCGGCTCTCAGGTACTCAATAGAGGATATACGAAGAAACAGCCGTGTTAAGTCAAGGAAGAGACCGAAGGGATTATAAACACATGGCAGAAAGGATATATGCACGATGGCAATATACATAGATCCGGCAATGGTGCCGGACTTAGACAACATAGATTCAAGGGTTTTCAAATACCTCATACAGAAGCATAAAGGGCAGCTTGCCAGATGGGCTAAGTGTAAGGATTACTACGAGGGTAGACATGATATTCTTGCACACAAAGTGGATGACGATGATGATGTTGTAAGGTTCAATGTCAACTATGCTAAATATGTGGTTGATGTCGGCCTTGGCTATTATCTCGGTGAACCGGTCAAGTACAACAGCGACAAAGCGGATAAAGCGGATAAACAGCGCAAGGAGCTTGAAGGTGGTGTGAAAGCATCTATCAAGAATGGAAGCGTGAAGCTGTATGATCCTGACTTGTCCCAGAAACTTGATATAAGCCGAATACAGGACGTATACGACAATGAGACTATATCAGAGATAGATTCCAAGATAGGTAAGGCTATAGGCATATATGGTGAAGCTTATGAACAGCTTTATGCCAACAGCGATGAAAATCCAGAGCCACGAAGTACAGTAGTGAACCCTATGAACTGTATCATGGTCAGAGACAATACAGTGGAGCACAATAAGTTATTTGCGATTATTTATGAGATACAGGAAGATCTGAATGAATCAAAGTATTATTCAATCACTGTATGCAATGATCACAACACCAAAGAATACAGGAGTCGTGACCTTGATAACTTTGAATTTTACCTTGTTGAGGGCAGCGAACAGGAGCATTACTTTGGTGAGGTTCCTGTGGTGGAGTACCAGAACAACGATGAGAGGCAGGGTGACTTTGAACAGATCATTCCTATGCAGGATGCACTCAACGAGCTTTTCAGCGACCGAGTGACAGACAAGAAGAAGTTCGTCAATTCAATCCTTGCCATGTTCGGTATGACATTAGATGACGATGACGAGAAAGAACTGAAGAAGAACCGCTTCATTGATGGCTTGCCACTGGATGGAAAGATAGAGTACATACAGAAAGCATTTGATGAAAACAGTGTTTCAGTGCTCTGTAATGATATTATCCGAGAAATCCACAAGATGACCCTTACAGTTGATATGACAGATGAGAACTTTGCAGGAAACAGCTCAGGACAGGCCCTCATGCTCAAGTTGATGGTTATGAATATGCTTGTGAAGAACAAGATGAGGAGCCTTGAGAAAGGGCTCAAGAAGAGATTCGAGATGTACAACCACTGGCTTAATGTCAAGGGTGAAATGTCTCTCATAGACAAGAAAGAGCTTGATGTTGTATTCACAGTTGCAATGCCAATAGATAAGCCAACAATCATCAATATGGTAACTCAGCTCAGGGGTATAGTGGATGATAAGACACTTCTTTCACAGCTCTGGTTTATCAAAGATGTTGATGAGGTCATAGAGAATGTGAAGAAGCAGAAAGCCGAAGAACAGCAGCAGTATTTAGATACATTTGTTAAACAGCATGCACAAGATATGGAGACCCCTATAAAGGATGACAAAGAAAAGGATCCTGAGAAAGAGTAGGTGATCTATGAGCGACAACAACTATTGGGAGAAGAGAGCTGTAGATCTTGAGAAGCTCTCCCAGGACAGAGCCGATGTTGATATTATGCATGTAAACAAGCTCTTTGATGGCGCTGTGGATATCGTAGAGAAGCAGATAGAGGAGATATTTAGTAAGTATGCACGTGATTCAGGAATAAGCCAGGATGCCGCCTTGAGGCTTCTTAATGAAAAACAGACGGAGACTATGCGCCGCAATCTTATGATCACACTTGCACAGTGTCAGGAGGAGATAGCCAGGCAGGCTATACTTGCAAGGCTCAATGCTCCGGCTTATGCGGCTCGCATATCACGTCTTGAGGCATTAAAGGATTTGATACATGCGCAAGCCTATAAAGTTGGCTCTGCAGCTCATTACAGGCTCACAGACAGGCTTATAGATACATATGAGCAGAGCTACTACAGGAGCATATACGACCAGCAGAGAAGAACAGAGACAGGCTTTGACTTCACGAAGTTGGCTGACAGGGATGTACAGGCGGCCATAGCCACCAACTGGGCGGGCTCCAATTATTCCAAAAGAATATGGAAGAATACAAAAAAGCTGGCTGAAAGCCTTGAAGAAGTCATAACACAGGGACTTATGACAGGACAGAGTATCAGAGATATGGAGCTGGCACTTGAGGCAAGGGTAGTAAGCGAAAGATATAAGATAAATCGTATTATCCGCACAGAGGTGAATCACTGTTGTAATCAGGGCACCTTGATGTCATATAAGGCGGCAGGAACACTCAGGTATATTTATCTTGCTACACTTGATATGAGAACATCATCTATATGCCGTAGTCTGGACAAGGAAGTATTCTTTGTTTCAAAGGCCAAGGTAGGTGTAAACTTCCCTCCTATGCACCCCAACTGCAGATCAACAACCATGGCATATCCTGAGGATGGGATTTTTCCAAAAGAGAGAATTGCAAGGGATCCGGAGACCAACAAGAATATCCATGTTCCGTTCGATATGAGCTATGCTCAGTGGTACAGGAAATATGTGATTGAGAAGGATGATAATAACTCATCGCTTGAAAATAAACCTGAAAATGATATAATAAAAATGAATTTACAGTTTTTTGCAGATAAATCAAGACATGCAGAAGACAGAGAAGCAGAAAGAAACATTTCGGAAGCAGCGATACAAGATGCATTACAGAATCCGCTATTTAAAGGCGAGGTTGTAATGGATGAATACGGAAGAAAAAGTATTAAATATATTGGTAGGGAAGCAACAGTAATTATGAATCCTGACACAAATACGGAAATTACAACATGGAAAACCGGGTCAAGGATTAGGAAAAAGTATGAAGGTGGTGATTGATATGAAATTTAATAACAATCAAATAGAGTTCATGAAAAAGATTGGAATTTCAATCAATCATGAAAACATTTCTGATTCTGATATCTTATTGATTGAGGAAAAGGTTTCGGAATATTTACAAAAAAAAGGGTTCAATGAGGATTATTCGCCAAACCAAGAAGGTGAAATGTGTGAATCAATATTAGATATGTTATAACAAGCACTCCGCAGTAGCAGGGTGCTTTTTTTATGCACAAAAATAGGAGGATAAGAGAATGAAGAAGTATGTAGGAATAAAGCAGATTGAGGCAAGGCCGATGACAAGAGGCGACTATAACAATTACAGAGGATGGCAGATTCCAGCGGAAGAAAATCCAGCAGATGAAGGCTATCTCGTAAGATATTCAGATGGATATGAGAGCTGGTCACCGGAGAAGCAGTTTAACGAAGCATACAGACCATGTGACAACATGACATTTGGAATTGCTCTTGAAATGCTCAAGAAGGGCTTCAGAGTTGCAAGAAAGGGTTGGAATGGCAAGGGAATGTTTGTTGTATTCCAGAAGGGATATCCTGAGGGAATACCATGTAATAAGCAGACCGCCGAAGCATGGGGAATCAGTGAGGGCGACTTATTCAAGTGTAACCCATATCTGCAGATCAGATGTGTTGATGGTTCACACTCCATGTGGGTGCCGAGTATAAACGATTGCCTTGCTGAAGATTGGGTAATCATTGAGTAAAGGAGCAGTGAATACATGAATAGAATATGTCCAAGATGCAAGCGGAAATACAATGAGCTTGATAACTATTGTACAAAGTGCGGAATCGCACTGGAGGAATCACCAAATATGTGTTCAGAGATGAGAACCCAGATGTGCAGACATAGGGTATATGCTGAGGATGATACATATTGTGCGTGTTGCGGATCACTTACAACATATGCACTGGAGCGACAGAAGAAACAGAATAATCGTTAATTCAGACCATGATAAAAACATGGTCTTTTTTATTGTCAAGGAAAAGACATTAAAACCTCAACAGCAAGGCATGAACTTGCTGGGGACATATCAATAGACTACTGGCAGGCATGAACTGACAGGCACAAGAAAGGAATGTATAAGCTATGGATGAAACACAGCAGACAACACAGACACAGGCACAGATTGGTGAGGCAACAACACAGCCTGGTACACAGACACAGGGAGCACAGCAGAACCAGGCAACAAGCACAGCATCACTTGAAGATGTGCTTAAGACTATGACAGTCGAGGAGATTCTGGCAAGACCAGAGTTCAAAAAGGCTGTTCAGTCAGCTTCGGACGCAAGAGTCACACAGGCACTTGCTACAGCCAAGGAGAAGTGGGACAAGGAAGCTATTGAAAACCTTGACGAGGCTAAGAAGCTGGAGAAGATGACAGCGGAGCAGAGAGCAAAATATCAGTTTGATAAGGATAAGGCCGCCTTTGACGCTGAGAAGAAAGCATTTGAGAGACAGCAGCTTGTACTTGCGACAGGCAAGGAGCTGATCAAGAGAGGGCTTGATGCTTCATTTGCTGATGTTCTGACAGGCGACACAGCAGAAGAGACAGCGGATAAGATTGATAAGTTTGAAGCATCTTTCAGAACAGCCGTTGCGGATTCTGTAAGCGACAAAATGAGAGGCACAGCACCAAGGGATAAGACCCAGGGCACGACAATAACCATGGATAGCATTAAGTCTATGAGTGCCGAGGAGATCAATGCACACTGGGATGAGGTGCAGAATGTGCTCAAGCAGAACAAGTAAGAAAGGACGATGAAATATGTCAGTTAAGAATTTTATTCCACAGATATGGAGTGCAAGACTTCTTGCACATCTTGACAAGATCCATGTATATGCAGGACTTGTCAACAGAGATTATGAGGGTGAGATCAAGCAGTTTGGTGATACTGTAAAGATCAACCAGATCGGAGATATCACGATCAAGAAGTATACAGGAGCGGCTATCGATGCTCCAGATGATCTTACAGGTGAGCAGGACACACTTACTATTGATCAGGCTAATTACTTCAATTTTGCCATCAAGGATGTGGACAATGCGCAGACCAACCCTAAGCTGATGAACGAGGCTATGGCAAGAGCCGCATATGGTCTGAATGATACGGTTGATTCACTGCTTGCAGGAATCATGGTAGCCGGTGCCGCTGGAGCAATCGGAAGTGATGAGTCGCCATTTGTTCCGACTAAGGATGATGCATATGACTTGCTTGTAGATCTTGGAACAGAACTCACAGAGAAAAATGTTCCACTTTTAGGCCGTTGGGTAGTTGTGCCACCGTTCTATCATGGACTTCTCCAGAAGGATTCAAGATTCGTTGGCAATGGTACAGATGTAAACATGGCAATCCTTCAGGGCGGACACATCGGAGCTGCTGCAGGCTTCCAGATCTATGTATCAAACAATGTACCAAACACAGATGGTGCAAAGTACAAGATACTCGGCGGTACAAATGCCGGTGCTTCATTCGCTGAGCAGATCACTGAGACAGAGGGCTACAGACCAGAGAGCAACTTCTCAGATGCTGTCAAGGGACTTCACCTCTGTGGTGTCAAGGTACTCCAGAAGAATGCACTTGCAACTCTCACAGTGAACAGGAAGTAGGAGGGCAGATATGGCTATTATAAAGAATATTATCACAGGACACAGCTTCACTTGCCGGAATGAGCGTGTTGTAGAGCATTGCCGCAAGGACATAAAGACCTTTGTTATAGAGGATGAGCCGGCCAGCGTGGCACCGGCAGAGGAAGAGCCGGTGGAGGATACCGAGGCAGAGGAAGAGCCAAAGCCTCAGAAGAAAACAAAGACAGCCACAAAGGCGACTGACTGAGAGGTGATACATGATGGATTCACTGGCAAGGCTTAAGAGGAAGATAGGCTCTGATAAGGATATAAGTGATGAGATCCTTACCGATTATCTGGAAGAGGCGAAGGATGAGATAGTTCTGTTTCTGAATGTGAAGCAGTTCGATGAAGCCTTTGCCTCAAAGGCGGTCGAGATCGCAGCTATACTCTATGAGAGAGACCAGGCTGACAAGCATATAAAGTCTGAGAGTTATTCAGAGGGTGTTGTGTCCGAGAATACAACATATCTCACAGGAGAGAGCTTTGATACACAGGTTGATAAGGTCCTGGACAGCCTCAAGAGATACAGGAGGGTATATGTCAAGCATAAGAAGAAAGATAGCACAGAAGAGACAGAATAGCGGGATATATCGCTATTCTGTACGTGAGGGTAGGTATGGTAACGAAACATATGTATATGAGACGGAGCCATCTGGAATACTTGAGGGAATCCTGTGGAGTCCTATATCTTCAGAGGTTGAAGTAGCTGAGTATGGTGAGCGTGTCAATGAGATGCTTCAGGGATGTGTTTTCGACTCCATCAGTCTGAAAGAAAAAGACAGGGTGAAGGTGGGCGATAACATGTACAACGTGGAATCCATCAAACCTTATCCCTCTTATCGCCTTGTCATCATAGAAAGGGTGAAGTAGATATGCCTATTGAAATCAAAGGACTGGATACGCTCATAAGTGCCCTGGATAAACTTTCTAATGGGATTGATGGCAATGTAAAGCAGATTGTGGAACAGGAAGCCGACCGCATAGCAGGAGAAGCCAGAGCACTTGCCCCTGTTGATGGTGGATATCTCAGAGAGAAGATACAAACAAGGGTAACCGAGACAGAGGATAAGATTGTTGGTGAGGTATACAACAATGCAAGCTATGCAGCATATGTGGAGTTTGGCACAGGACCCGTTGGACAGGCGGCAGGCCTTAAGATTGAGGGTATAGACCTCACATACAGGCAGACACCATGGATGATACCTGTTGACAAGATAGATAAGGCTCAGGCTGAAAAGTATCACTTCATTCCTATAAAGAAGGATGGAGAGGTTATTGGATATCTTACCAGAGGACAGGCACCACAACCATACCTTTACCCGGCAATGAAGAACAATGAGGAACACATAGTAGAAAGGCTGAAATCAGCAGTAAGAATGGAGAGTAAGATCACCATATGATAGACGCAAGAGGACAGATCAGAGAGCTGCTTGAGAGTATAGATCACGATAGACTTAAGGTGAAAATGAGCTACCCCAAGTCCATTGGAGATGTTCCGCTTATCACATTTATACAGATAGCCAATACTAGCACAGGGATGCACAGCGTTGTTGACAATCTGGGTTTTCAGATAGACATATGGGCAACCACTCTGGATGAATGTATAGATATCATGCTGAAGGTTGATGAGAAGATGGTGGATCTTGGATTCAACAGGGACTACGAAAGCCCGGATGACGATGGAGATAATGTTGATGCCAGCGGATATTGCAGAAAGACTCTCAGGTATAGCAGCAAAGTAGACACAAGAACAAACAGGCTTATTTCATAAGCAGAAAGGATGGTATAAAACAATGGCAGATACACCAAAGCAGGGACTTGCCTCAATAGGTCTTGATATCAAGATAGGTAAGACAGCCCTTAATTATGCAACAAAGATAGGAGACATTGGAGGAACACCTTCATCACTTGATGCTACATGCTTCAAGGATAAGTCAAAGAAAAGTGTTCCAGGTGTGCAGGAGAACGATAGCTGGGAGGTAGAGTATCTCTATGACAATGGAGCAACAACCTCAGACTATCGTATACTCAAGGGCCTTGAGGATGCTGGGGCTATAGTTGATGTTGAGGTCACATTCCCTGACAAGACAGTATTCAAGAATAATGGATATGTTACAACGACAGTTACCGGTGCCGAGGTCAACAACCTCATTAAGGCAAAGGCAGTTGTAAACCTTCAGGGTGAGTGGGAGGTTACGGATCCGGTAGAAGCATAATCCATTTTTGTAATACAACAATATGAAATAATACATCACAGGCAGGGGGCATGGTCTCCCTGCCTTTTTAGGAGGTAAAGCAGATATGCAGACATTGGAAATCAAACTCAAGGTAGATGGAGCAGAGAAGAAGTTTCACTTGAGACTTACAGCAGGTGGTCAGAAGATTCTCAAGGAGAAGTACGAAGAGAACATGCTGGCAACTCTTATGGGTGCAGTAGATGATATAGACAGAGCGGTTGATATTCTTGGCATAGCTCTGGGTTACAAGGACAATGACAACGAGATCACAGATGGAGAGGAGTTTTACGATCTGCTTGTTGAGAACGGCAGAAGCGGAGCTGAGGACTTTGCAAAGGTCCTTACCGACATTGCAGTCAATTCTGGAATCATCAAGAAGGATCAGGCAAACAGTGTTGTGAACAGCATCAATACAACATATAAGACTATGTTTGACAGCCTTGAGGAAAGGGTAGAGAAGCTGCAGAAGGATAATGGACAGACCCCAACGGCGGGCGATTCCGAAGATAAGTCAGACAGCACTCCCTTATGATATAGATAGGCTTCTCTTTGAAGCAAGGATAGCCGGTGTGGGCTTCTTTGAGGCATTGGATTATACCTGGGGTGAGCTTGTTGAAATGATAAAGGTTTACAACGAGCGGGAACGCAGGAAGCACCAGCACGAAGCCAACATAGCATTCAGGCAGGCTGAGCTTATATCCATGTGGGTATGGAAGAATGATGGAGATATAAATGTATCAGATATATTCCCATACTGGAACGAGGAAGAAAAGAGACAGGCAGAGCTTGAGAAGTACAAGGCAATAATGTACAGGCATGTGGATAAGAGCAAAAAATAAATCATGAAGAAATACGAAAAGGAAGGAGGTGGGACAGAATATGACAATAGAGGAGATATCCGTCAAGTTTACTGCTGACACCAATGAGCTGAAGAAAGCTCTTTCAGATATTACCGAAACTCTCAAGGGAACTGAAGCACAGACCATGGACATAGCAAGTGCCTTGGATGAGATAACGCAGCCTATCAAGGATATGTCAAAAGACCTCAGGACGCTCACAGAGCAGAGTGCTGCATATAACAAGCAGATGTCAGAGGTTACGAAGACTGTTAGCGGAACAGGCAAGGCGGTTGGTGAGATAAATTCCAAGATGCAGACTGTATCAAAGCAGAGCACTGCTGAAACGGCCAAAATAACGACCGGATGGAAAAAAGTCAAAGAAACTATGCAGGATGTATTCAACTCAAGGCCAACAGCTAATTGGGGTGGGAATACAAACAATGGCGGTGAGACGAGATCGTATAAGGTTTCGAGAAATCCCAGTGATGCAACACAGGAAAAGGCACAGAAAGCTCTTGATGCGGAACAGGCCAAGCTCCAGAAGCTGCAGAATACCCTCAATGGGTACAGGATAAAGCTGGACGCAGTGAATCAGAAGTACGATATACAGAATCAGAAGGTTCAGAAAACCAGTAATGATATACAGGCACAGCAAACAAGACTTGATGGTTTAAAAAGAGATTATGAGGCGATGTCCTCAATAATGTCTGAGCTGAATATTGACGACAGCATAAATGCAGAGATGGTCAGACTCAAGACTACACTTGATGAAAATAAAATATCAGCCAACGAGTTATTCAATGCCATGGAGAGACTCAAGCAGTCTCCTTATGACATCATAGATGTTGGTAATTCGTTCATGTCCATGGAAGACATGACTAAAAAGATGAATGAACTGGATACATCAAGTGAACAGGCATGGGGAAGACTTGAGAAGTTGGAAACAGCCATGGAAGGAGTCAGTGCCGAAAGCAGAAACTTTGGAAGCACACAGGGGCTTCAGAGAATGAACTCTATTATTACTCAGCAGGAGAATAAACTGAGATCACTTCAGAACGCATATAGTACGGCATCGACACAGTCAGCAAGTTTAAGCGGTAAGCAGGAAATGCTTCAGGCAAATATGCAGCAGACAAGGGATTCTATACAGCAGGCACAGGAACGCATATCACAGCTCAGTGCCGCTTTGCAGAATACATCTCAGAATACATCTACTGGCTTTTTTGGCAGACTTGCATCTACTGTCAAGAATGTCGGTAATGCTACTGCATCACTGATTCATAGGTTCCAAAATGGTGTGTCCCACATAAGAAACTTTGGAACTGCGGCGGGCAATGCTGGGCGCAGACTGCTCTCTCTTTATGAGAATACAACACTGATAGGAAGAGGATTATCATCACTTAAAGATAAGCTGTCAGGATTAAGCTCTAAGTTTACACAGACTGCCAGAATGGTGAAGTCTATGGTGCTCTCAATGCTGTTCATGCAGCTTATGAGTGGCATGGGTGAAACCTTGCAGAGCTTTGCAAAGCAGTCGGCTGTCGTGAACAATGATCTGTCACTGCTGGCATCCTCATTTACCTACTTAAAGAGCAGCATTTTATCAGCATTTCAGCCTCTACTCAGCTATATAACACCAATACTTACAAGTATAGTGAACACTGTGGCTGATGCATTTAACAAGCTGGCTGAGTTCTTTGCATACCTTACAGGTCAAACAACATTTGAAAAGGCTGTATATACTCAGAAAGATTATTCGGCAAGCCTTGACCAGTCGGCTGCAAGTGCTAAAGAACTGCAGAATGTGCTGCTGGGGTTTGACGAGATCACCAAGCTGGATGATAACAGTGGAAGCTCCGGAAGCGGCAGCTCCGGAAACGGACTGAATACAGGCAACTGGAAAACCACAAAGGTTGATATATCAAGCAGCCTTGCAGATTCTATCAAGAGTGGCAACTGGGAAGCTGTTGGAAAGGCCCTTGGAGACAAGATAAACAGTGCTTTAGGATCTATTGATTGGAGCAGTGTCCAGAAGAAGTGCAGCAGCATAGCCGAGAAGATAGCCGACTTTTTAAATGGAGCAGTTGAGGAGACAGACTGGAATCTTGTAGGATCCACACTTGGTAATGGAATCAACACAATTCTGGGAGCAATCAATACATTCCAGAAGAAGTTTGATTTTAAGAAGTGGGGAGAGTCCCTTGCGGAAACACTAAACAGCACGCTGTCCACTACAGATTGGTCGCTGGCTGGAGATACGCTTGGTACAGCGGTTCAGAATGTCATAGATACAGGCTTTGGCTTTGCCAAGACGTTTGACTGGAAGAAAGCCGGGGAGAGTGCAAGCAAGACAGTTAATAACTTCTTTGGAGCGATAGACTTTAAGGAGGGTGGTAAGACCTTCGGTGAGGGTGTAAAGGGTGTACTGAACAGTATATCGACATTCTTCGATGAAGTGGACTGGGATTCTATTGGTACAGATCTTGTCGATGCAATAACATCGGTAGACTGGATAGGAATCATTACAGGTGCTATCAAGGCTGTCATCAGTGTTGCAGGCGCATTTTACAAATTGGTACTTGCTATCTGGGATGCTATTATCAATCAGATCAAGAGCACAGACTGGTCAGATCAGGCACAGAAGATATGGGAAGGTATCAAAGATGTATGGGCTAAACTCAAGGATACAGCACTTGAGGTTGGTCTCAAGTTGAAGAATACTTTGTCAGATATTTGGGAATCGATAAAGAGCCTGTGGGGAGACTCAGAAAACAAGTCACTGCCTATAGCTGCAAAGTTGTCAGCGGCGCTTGATGAGGAAACTGTTGGTAAGATAAAAGACTGGGCAACAGATAAGCTGCAGGACTGGAAAGATAAAACCGCTATATTGACTGCCACTGTAGCAACTACACCAGCGGCTATAAGACAATGGTGGAAGGACAGGGCGGATCAGTGGAAGGATAAGATATCAAAGTTTAGCGTTAATTCCGTGACAACGATTCAGAACATAAAAACGTGGTGGAACAATAGATCGGCACAGTGGAAAAATAAGATATCAAAGTTTAGCGTTAATTCCGTGACAACGATTCAGAGCATAAAAACGTGGTGGAACAATAGATCGGCACAGTGGAAAAATAAGACTGTAAGGTTCACAATCGTAGCAGCTACTTCTGCGCAGGCACTAAAAAACGGTTTCAGATCAGCCATAAATACGGTTATTGGATGGATAAATACTTACATTATCGACAATCTTAACAAGCTGAGTTGGAAGATTAATCCTATCCGTTATTATGATATTATTCACGGAAAATATAAGACATTATTCGATGGAACTACAATTGGTTTTAATGTTGGACATATATCCACATTTGCGACTGGCGGTTTCCCGGAGGACGGCTTGTTCATGGCGAACCACGGAGAGCTTGTTGGTAAGTTCAGCAATGGTAAGACAGCGGTTGCGAATAATGCTCAGATAGTCGAAGGTATTGAAGCTGGTGTATACAGGGCGGTCACAGCGGCGAACAGTGGTGGCGGCAAGTCAGGTGGAAACACACCTGTGATAAATGTATATGTCGGCGGCAAACAGGTTACAGATGTTGTTATAAAGGACATCAACGACAGGACCATCCAGACAGGCAAGAATCCAATATTGGTATAGGAAAGGAGTGAGACTGTGGCAGCAGAGCTTGTTATAAATGGAGTGGACATGCCAGATCCAGCGATCAATGGTGGTCTCACTTATGCGCCAGAGAAGATCTGGAGCAAGAACACTGGGCGAGTCTCGGATGGAGAAATGTTCGGTGATATCGTGGCCAGAAAGATGACATTGAAGATTAAGTGGAATTACCTCACAGAATCACAGATAGCACTTATAGAGAGTGCAATCTATGATTCTTTTTTTGATGTTAAATTCAAGGATCCACGAACAAAGCAATATGTAACAAAGAGGATGTATGCAGGCACTCCGACATACCCGGTATATGACATACGTGATGGAATGTACAGGTATACAGGGGTTGGAGTTGACCTGATAGAGAAGTAGGAGATATCGGATGTACACGAAAGTATCAGATAACTTTGGCAATAGAATAATGGGCGATGGCAGAACCTTCAGAGCACGTATAACATGTGATGACACTGTCATAGAATCCGGTTTTGTCAGTGTTGATATGAAGTGTATAGCCGGAACTGGAACAAGCACCTTAGAGATAGGGTGCGCCAGTTCCACGCAGCTTGATATCACAATGATACAGCCGGATATAAGTCTGACCGGCAAGGAATTTCTGCTTGAGATAGGCCTCATGCTTGATGATGACAGTATAGAGTATGTCAAGATGGGATACTTCATGGCGCAGAAACCTACTGTTGATGATGGCAGGATCACGTTCACTGCATACGATAGGATGGCTTACAAGATGTCAGGATATTATCTGTCTAATCTCTTATATCCTTGTGATATATCGGAGGTATGTGCAGAGATAGAGACATTGACAGGCATCAGAATGAAGAATGCTCCGTCAGGAATCAACATATCAAAAAACTTTGATGGCTACACATACAGACAGGCAGTTGGATTCATAGCTGGCATTGACGGCAAGTTTGCAACATTTGACAGGGACGGAGTGCTTGATTTCAGGTGGTACACGACAACGGATTATTCGGTAGGGCTTAACAGGTCGTTTGATGATGTTGTTGTGCAAGAGAACATGTTTCAGGTTGGGTATATCTCATGTGCTGTTGATGAGAACAGCACAATAAAATCAGGACAGGGGCTTACAGGAATAGCAACAAGCAACTTCCTGATGACACAGGAGATTCTTGACGGCCTGTATGCAAAGCTGAAGGATATGAGCTATCATCCAACGACATGCAGTTTTGCGGGTGATATGAGACTTGAGCTTGGAGATATAGTACAGGTATTGAGCAGAGATGGCAAAGCATATCCGGTGCCGGTCATGAGCTTGGATTTCAGTTATGACGGCGGGCTTATAACGGCTATCGGATCATATGGCAGTACAGAACTCAGTGAAGTGACATATGTAAGCCCAACCGAGAACTATGTGCAGCAGGTATACAGGCGTTTGTACGCAGATAAGCTGGATGCGAAAGATGCGGCTATCAAGTATGCACAGATAGATTTTGCAAATATAGGTAAGGCAGCTCTGGAGCAGTTTTTCGCCAAGTCGGGATTGATTGAAGATGTTGTGGTCGGTGATCAGAAGGTCACAGGAACACTCGTTGGTGTGACTATCCTGGGAGACAGTATCAAGGGTGGTACAGTCATAGCGGATAAGCTCGTCATCAAGGGTGAAGATGGTCTGTATTACAAACTGAATACTGATGGTAACACAGTAGAGAAAGAGCAGACGGATTACAACAGCCTTGATGGCGGTGTGATCAGAGCTAAGTCTATCACGGCAACTAAGATAGCTGTTGATGATCTTGTGGCATTTGGAGCAACAATAGGCGGCTGGCACATAGCGGATGGTTGTTTATACTCTGGCACAAAAGAGAGTATGAGTAATATATCCCGGGGAACATATCTCGGAAGTGATGGCCAGATAAACATTGGTGATTCTGACAATTTCATAATGTTCTATGTGGATAATAAGGGAGAATCACATCTTGCTATATCAGCAGATAAATTCACCCTTGGCAAACAGAACATAGAAAACGTTATAAGTGACATAAAACAGGATGTTGATAATGTCAGAGATGAGATAACCACACTCCTGAGGATAGAATCATCAAGAGGAACCGTATTTAAAAATAATGCAGTATCAACAGTATTATCTGTGGTGATATACCACGGAAAAGACAGGATAACAGATATAGATAAGTTACATGAAGTGTATGGAAGTTCAGCCTACATCCAGTGGAAATGGCAGAAACTTGATGAAGAAGAATATGGAATAATATCATCCGCCGATTCAAGAATGAGTAACGACGGATTTTCTTTTACCCTTTCACCAGATGACGTGGACACAAAAGTAACTTTCATGTGTGAACTTATAACAGATTAAGGAGGATTATATATATGGCAACAATAAAAGCAGCAGATCAGGTTACTGTACTTGATGTATCAGATGCTTACAACGTAGTGTTGTCAAGCGAAGCATACACATTCCTTGGGGACACGCAGGGAGCTGCGGCCGGTTCTAAATGCACAACAGATGCGGCAGCATATTGTGGTAATAACATGTGTTCCGTTGTTACAGTAGATGCCAAGGCAATAGTTTGCCCAACAGGAGTGACAGCTGCGGTAAGTAACAGTGGAACTTCAAAAGTCACAATCACATTTACTCTGACGGCGAAGCTGACAACTGCATGCGAGGCAACTATCCCAGTTGTTGTTGATGGGGTAACGATCAACAAGAAGTTCTCGTTTGCCGTAGCGAAGACAGGAGCAACAGGAGCTAAAGGCGATAAAGGTGATCAGGGAGTACAGGGACCTCAGGGACCTCAGGGTGTATCCCCAACTGTATCAGTCACTAAAACAAACGGCGTGACAACCATAACCATCACCGATAAAGACGGTACACATACCCAGACTGTTAAGGACGGCACTAATGGAACTCCAGGGGCAGCTGGGGCAAACGGCAAGACATCGTATTTTCATGTAAAATATTCAAACGATGGAGGAAAAACATTCACATCAAACTCGGGTGAAGATGTTGGAATGTATATAGGTACATGTACAGATTATAACCCGACAGACCCGGCAACAGTAGGGGCTTATACATGGGCAAGAATCAAAGGCGAAACTGGCCCTCAGGGTGAGAAAGGCGCAACAGGAGCAACAGGCCCTCAGGGCCCTCAGGGCAATGCAGGAGCGGATGCACTGACATTAACAATTACATCAAGTGCCGGAATCATCTTTAAGAATAACACCGGTTCTACAGTGCTTACAGCGCATGTATTCAAGGGCAGTGCTGAACAAACTATTTCTTCAACAGGAGTAGTATCTGGGATAGGTACAGTCAAGTGGTATGCAGGCGGAGTATACCAGAAGTCTTCAAATACTTATGCGGTGGGTGCAGGAGATGTACCTAACTCACTGGCTATAACATGTCAGCTTGAAGCGTAAGGGGGTGTTTCTATGGCTACAATCAAAGCCAAGGCAGAAATAACCATATTTAATGTCAAGGATATCAAGAGCGTTACGAGATATTACTTATTGCAGTCCTCCACAGCTGCAGCACCAAGTAAACCGACAGCGAACCCTCCGGGAGGCAACTGGAAAACAACTGAGCCAAGCTACACCAGTGGATCTACCAATACTTTGTACTTTGTAGATCAGACAATATTGAGTGATGGCTCTGTGTCCTATTCAGATGTATCTAAGTCAAGCAGCTATGAAGCGGCAAAGGTAGCTTACAACAAGGCTCTGTCAGTTGAGAAGTCGGGGAATGAATTGAAGCTATTCTGGGAGAAACTTATAAACGTTGACGAAGCGGATCCGGACAACTATGAAAAGTATATTACATTCAAGGATGGCAACATCATAGTAGGTATAGATGGGTTGAAACAGCAGCTTGTGATTGGCAGTGATGGTATATACATAACAAATGGAAGTTCAATCAGCTTAGCTAAGTCAGGTGTGGTACAGCTTGGAAAGCATACTATCATTGGTGATAACTCTGGCGAGTCGTCACTGACAGTCAGAGGAGATGTGGGAGCGTCACTTTTTAAGGTAATAAGCTCAATCGTAGCATCCACTTGGCTGACCGCAAGAGATAATGCGGTATTTAATGCAGGCGACAGTATCCTTGACAACGACTATTACCCGCTCATATCGCTTCCAACCCTAAATTCGACTTGGGCGGTAGCGGCTTACAATAACTTATATGGAAATGCTCTTGCGTTTACGAGAACGACAGATAGCGACTATTCAACTGGTACAAACAGGAAGACAGGTAGCTCATCTTATCTTGACAGCGGCATTGGAATGGCACTTGATGGCACAGGTATATCCGGTGCAATAACGGTTAACAGCACAAATGCATCTAATATAACAAACAGAAACCTCAGACGTATCGGCAATGTTGTGCAGATGTACATGTCATGTAAGGTCAAGAAGTCATACGCTGTTGGTAGGACCGGAACTGTAGGTGTTGCATCCGTCCCGACTGGTTTCAGGCCGGTATCGATCGTAGCTGTATCATCCGGTCAGCAGGGACCGCCGGTTACAGGAATCGTGGGGTCTGACGGAAACATCTGCATGATGGGTACTACAGTGAAACTTGCAGCAAATGATGAGATATCACTCTCTGGAACATGGCTGACAGGCGATAAATTGACATCTTAATTTAGGAGGATAAAAAGTATGAAAAATGCAATATGTACAACCGCTGGAGCAATAGGCGGTGTGATAGCATCCCTGTTTGGTGGATGGGATGCTGGACTGGCTACACTGGTCATGTTCATGGCCATCGACTATGTGAGTGGTTTGGTGGTGGCTGGAGTTTTCCACAACAGTAAGAAAACATCGTCAGGGGCCTTGGAGAGCAAGGCAGGATGGAAGGGATTATGCCGTAAGGGCATGTCCCTTTTGTTTGTATTGATAGCCTATAGGCTTGATCTGGCGATAGGCTCAAACTATATCCGGGATGCGGTGATAATAGGATTTATAGTAAATGAGACGATCAGTATTGTTGAGAACGCTGGTCTCATGGGTGTACCGCTTCCTGAGGTAATCAATAAAGCAATAGACATATTAACATCAAAGAGCGAAGAGAAAGGCGGCGATCAAAATGAACGGAATTGACATCAGCGCATGGCAGGGTGATGCTGGAATAGACCTTGCTAAAGTGCCATACGATTTTTGCATCGTTAAGGCAACCGAGGGAACAGACTATAAGAACAGATACTTTGCAGCGCATTGTGATAAAGTTTTGAGTAGAAAAAAACTTCTGGGAGTATACCACTATGCAAATGGC